AACCCAGTGACACCAACATGTCTGGGGGAGCCAAGCTGACTGCAGGCGCTGCACCTGAGCCCGTTCCACTCGTGTCAACAACCACGTAGTAATTCAGGTTGGTAACAGCAGGTGCAGGCAAAGCAGACCCAGCCGTAAATCCTGCCGCCGAACCAGCAGTCGTGACGCTAGTCAACAGATTAGTGTTCGCGTTATAGACGCCAGCAAGAATTAGGTTGCCGCTAATAACCGTAATCGGCAGGAAAGAATTACCTGTAGACACGTACAGGTCTTCATTTTTCTCATCAAAGAAGAACTGGCCCTTAAAATCAGCAGTTGGAAAGGTAACAATATTGTCAGTAGCCCCAGCGCCACCAAACTTAGTGACTGAGCTGTCAGACAGCTTCGAGCCAGTTACTGCGTCATTTGCGATTAAGGAACTTGAAATCGTTCCACTCGTAATTTTTGCAGCAGAAAGTTCTGGAATGTCAGAAGCTACTAAATCGGTTCCGGCTGAGATGTGTCCTTGCGCGTCAACAGTAAGCTTGGTATAAGTGCCTGCTGTGACTGAACTGCTGTGGTTTATATTGCCCGACGAATCGACTGCCAAGCCACTGCCAGGGATAACCGTACCGGCTGCAGTTGATGTAGCAATTGGTAAGTCGCCAGCTGTAAGAACTCTGCCGCCTGTGATTAAACCTTTTGCGTTATAAGTAACAACGTGATGCGTTGAGGACGCAGTTTGATCGTTGTCAATTTCAATAGTGCTGGAATCCATGCGGAGTCCTTCACCATTGACCACAACACCGCCTTTCGCAGTTGAACTGGCGGCAGGCAGGTCAGACCCGTCAATCGTGCGATACGCAAGCGCACCAGAGCCACTAGTGGGGCCAGCTAAGAACTGGTTCGCAGCGGTGCTGTTATCAATCGTCGCTGCAATGGTTACCGTGTCACCGCTTGTTACCGTTGTGATGTTGACAATGCCGGTTGTGCTGCCATTCGCCGTGTTCAGCGAGCCTGCGGCTTTCAAGCTGACCCACGCTGACCCGTTCCAGATATAAAGCTTTGAATCATCTGTATCTAAAGCAAGCTGCCCAGTAAACGCTCCAGAGGTAGGCAGCGTTGTGACCAGATCAACGGTCGATTCGTTAGCAAGCTTTGCGCTTGTAATCGCATCATCAGCAACTTTTGCTGTTGTTACTGCAGAGTCCGCAAGTGCTGCTGTTGCAATATCACCTGCAGCAAACAGGATTTTTGCTCCGGGGATTGTGTCGTCACTAATAACTGTGACGCCAAAAGCAATCAGGTCGCTAACGGTAAGTTTCTTTGTCTCGCTTGCGCTTGAGTCAACGACTGCTGCTAGGTCTGCTGCCGCTAGGTCTGACCCAGACAAAGCGTTAAGGGCACTGATTTTTAGATCTGCCATGACGCCTGCGCTTAGAGCACTTGATGCCCCTCATCATAGAGGCTGCATCAGTTACCTTCTAGCCCCAAAGCATCCGTTGTCCCCTGCTCTAACAAGATTTCACCGTTGTCCTCTTGCAGCATCTTGTCTACAGGCTCAAGATCCATGCGAATTTGTATGGCACCTGTCGTAATAAAATCTGCCGTGATCTCTACCAAGTTTGACGGCGAAAACTGGACAGCGCAGTTAGTGAGCACGCCGCTAAACTCGTACCAAATGTTGTCATTTGCATTTGCCGCAACTCCACTTGGGTTGTAAGCATCAGTTCTTAAATAAAACCTAGCCTTGAATTGGCTTCCGACTCTAGTGCGTATCTGTAATTCCAGTAGGTAATTTGCAAGCTCATCAGATGTATTGCCTGTGTATTCCCAAAAGCAGGACATGCGTCCCGACCCAGACATCAATGTGCTGATACGGCTTCTAAATTCATCAGACAGCGTTGTCGTATCTACGGTTTCACGCTCTGTATTCAGCTCATAGCCATTACACTGCGCGAGCAGTCGGCGCTCTGCATTGGCCACTTTCACCTTAATTGGGATGTCACTTGAAATTGCAGCTAAAGCAACAGCGTTGGCCGTTCCACCATTAACTGCATGTGCAAATGAGTTATACAAACGGATGCCATCCAGCTCATCAACATGAATAAATTTTTTCGCGCTGGAGTCTGTATAACTATCGATAAAGGCAAGCGCCGCAGCGTTAGTGCTAGTAATTTCTATTTGATCACCGCTTAATAGCTGCCCATGGTCAAAGTCAAAACTAAAACGCTTGCCTGTCGCATTTACGTCTGACGAGTTAATTGTTCCAGTGATCTCGCTGCCGTCAAACTCGCGCTGCAGCTCAACCTTGCCAAACGTGCCAAGATAAACGGTCATGAGATTGAGACTGTAGACAGTGCGCCAGTGCCCGTAAATGACACCTCTGCTCTAGTAATTTCACCCGTGGCTGCTCCCATCGTTGCGCTAACAATGTAAGCAGTCAAAACAATGTCGTTTTGATCCGCTCCATCAACCCAGCGCAACGTAAGCTGTACCGTGTCGCTAGAGGACACCCCGTCTGTTCCTGTCTTAATAAGCTTGTTTAGAACCTCGGTGGTGTTGATTACACCCGCACTGTCTTTGTAATACAGCAAAGATGCGTTGCCTGAATAGCCCAAGATGCCAGGCGTGTAGCTGCGAATGTGTTCCCCTAAAGTTGTCGTTTCAAGTATCTCTAAATCAGCCTGCAAACTAAAGTTAGTCACCTTTGCCAAGGTGTTACCGGCCAGTTGGAGAACGCCGTCTCTGCCCGTGTAAACCTTGGTCATCAGAGCACGCCAATCAGATTGACTGTAACAGTGCTGATGCCAGGGCGCACCTGCGTTAGCTCTGGAGGGCCTTCATAGCGATATACGTTGCCCGAGGCGCCCGCTCCTATCGTCTCAAAGTTGCCTTCCCAACCAGTCTTTGCGCCATCGTTTGTGCTTGCGCTTGCCACCACAAAAGTAGAAAACGTGCCCTGCACCTCGTCGTAATGGTCAATGAAAAGCTCAGCGTTTGCGTCTGAAATGTTTTCGTACGTCAACGACAGGCTTAAATTTGTGCGCTTATTGCCGTAAAGGATTCGCCTTTCCGCTCCGCTTTGGGATTTAAAGGCTTTGACCGGGTAATCGCCAGGATTAAACGACCGACTAGTAGGTTTGAGCGCAATTGGATACGGCATTAAGGTGGCCCCTGCGCGGTGAAGGCAGCGTCATCAGCAATTAGTTTAGCCAGCTCACTGACTTGGGCAGCATCGCATGGGTACTCCGAAGCAACGATCCGCACAGTCATGTCCTCTTCAAACGTCAACTGTTCAACTAAATAAATGTTTTCTGATGTAGACGAACTTATAATTGTAAAAATTGAATTGTAGTAAGTTGGGTCTGTAACCGAACCATTAGAAACCTGCATATTTCCGCTTTGAATGTCCTGTGAAGTTGTTGTGTAATATGACACAGAATAAGTTCCATCGGCAATATCGCTAACGCTAGTAATTACACCAGTGCTGCTTACCGTTCCAAGCGAAGCAGGTGTGTAAGGACTGGCCTCTGTTACGACCTTAATGAAATCACCTGGCGCTAAATCAAGGCCATCAATTGTAGTGCCAAAAGTAACGCTATGAGTTACAAGTTTCCTCAAAGCCAAGAAATACTTGGCGACCATAAATGCGTGCTGACGGCTTGTGCAAAATTGAGTAAGGTCAAACGTTTCAACAGGCAACAAATCACTACTAGACGCCAGCCTTACTGACAGCGTTCTTTCCTCAGGGAGCTTGTTTTGACGCTCATACCGATAGCGAATTACAGCTCTAAAATCCCGACGCTCTTCTGCTCCTAAAAACTCAAGCTCAAATGTATCTTCAAGAATGTTGCCTGAGGTAAAAATTTGCTTTACTTGTATAGGGTTAGCGCTTATTTCACCATTTACCTCTGTAGGCACTGCAGGCAAAAGCGAAAACTTGCCATTGCTGAGCACAAAATTGCATAAAAATTTAGGCGCATTATTTGCAATAAATTCTCTAATATTGACCTTTTCAGTTATCGCACCATTGCAAAACAACTTATTTGCCCGAAGGAATCTAGAAGTCGCCTCAAAGTCTGTGACATTTACAAGATTGGGAGTATTTGCGCTCATGTTCAGCAAGCTGCCTGCGCCAGCCGTGTAATTAGTCAGCAAATAAAACACTAGGTCGGTAAACAAATTGCTTGGACCCTCGCTGGTCGTATTTATAGAATCGTTGTATGCACTTAAGTCAGGGTGCAATCTGCGGACTTGTACGCCTCTCCCTAGCCACACACGCAGCTGGTCTAGCCTGGAAAATGTGTTGCTAGCACGCAAAACCAGTCCTGCCGTGGTCAATTTTTCGTAATCTGGCACTGGATCATTTTCTACCATTTCATTCACATACACCAAATTGTGTTCAGGCTCGTTTTCATTTGAACGCTGCACAAGATCGCCATAAAAACTTATATCGGCGTACTGAGTCTGAAACGCAAACCCACGATCACCAGATAACGACTCGCCCGTAATAACAGTGCTGCCAATGGCTTCAATGCTAAACCGTATGCCAATTTGCTTATTTAAAGCCCTGTAATGAGCTGCGAATATATTTGAGGCGCTTACAGTTTTTTTGTCTTCAAACGTGTCTCCAATTACCCAGGTTTTATCAGTTACGGTTTCATCCTCTACAACGCTGATAACTGGATGCGTCCATAACTGAGATCTTCCGCTCCAATGCCCGCTGCCACTTATAACTTCAGACTTCAAAAGTAACTTAATTTTTTTCCCGTTTGAGGCTGTTTTGTTTATTTCATGAGTTCTTTGCGTGCCAACACCGTAAGAGGTGGCGGCTCCAAAAATTTCTTCAAAATAACCTTGCGAACGCCCCTGAACAGAGCCTGTGGTTCTTACGCCTGTGGCTACAAACTCATATCCAGACATTCTTAAGCCGCCCGCAGAAAAAGGGTTACTTGCTTGATAGTCCGGGGCCCCGCTTGTAGGACTAGCCGTGCTGTTAGTACCACGACGAATAGTAAAGCGAGAAAGCGAGTCCCAGCCAGGCGAACTGTCAACGACTCTAATTGTTAAACCAGCGCCATAATCTCCGGTCCTCCAAGCTGTTTGCTGATTTTTTGGCCCTGTTTTTGCAAAATGTCCGTCAGGCAATGCAATCTTCTG